AACTGGGGTCACGCATTTGCTATTGTTGATTGGTTTGACAATGGTGAGTTTAAAGTAGAAACAGTAGAAATAAGAGACGGCAAAACAAGTGTATGGGGTGAAATAATTGACGGTAACAAGTAACTCTATTGGGGGAAAGTCAAAAGGTGTTTCTACTGATAGTATAAGAAGGCTGTATAACAAAAACAAAAAGAGAAGAACGAATGCCAAAAAAATCAATAAACGTAAATAATTTTAGTGGTGGACTAAACAATAATACTAATTCAAGAGATATAAAAATTAATGAATTTCAAACATTAAATGGATTAGACAATGAAGTTCCAGGAAAATTAAAATTATTTGGCAAAGTAAACACAATACCTGATGAATACTCTGCAACCCATAGTACATTTAATTATGGTAATGGTTTTACTTATTTAAAATTAGATAGAGACATTGAAGATGCTGTTTCTGATACATTAGCTACAGACGAACTATTTTTAATTAATGTTGCAAACTCTAGAAGTATTGACATATATAATTTAACAGATGGAGATACAGACTCAAATCAATTTTCATATGGAAGTACTGCTTCTACAATAGATACTTTTGTTATAGATGGTCAAATAAGATTATCTGCAACTTCAACTATTGCTACTAACAATACACCTAAATGGTATGGCTATGTTAAAAATTTGTACAACATGGGTAATACTAACGCTACAACTGCAGGTGGTACTAACGATATAGGGCATAATTATAGTGAATATCATGCAACAGATTTATATATAGCACCATTAAAAAGTTCTTCTGGTACATATGATTACGATGCAGAAAATTATTATGAAGATACTTTTGTATTAGGTACTTCCGAAATATCTCTTAACAATACTTTAGACGGTAGTAATAATATAATAAAACTTACTTTAAATGATACTGACAATAATGGACATATAACTAATGATAAATTAGATACTCCTGTAAATTTAAATGCAACCTTAGATGAAAAAATGGATTTATCTAATGGTCATGGTACATTTAGTTTATATGCTTTTTTTAATAAACAAACAAACGCAGCTGATTTAGGCGTTGGTAGTGTAAATTCTAATATTCCAGTATACACTAACGACCAACAAATAGCTTATGCTTTGTTTGCATCTAACGTATACGACAATCAAGAATCGTATCCAGTATATATAGGAAATATATTACAACCTAGTATTACAGGATTTAATCAATCTTTTAAACGTCCTTTAAATGTATCTTTGACTGGTAGAATACCATCAAATCCTAGACAAACAGGTATAAAAGTATATTGGTCATTAGTTAGTTTAAGTTCTAACGTTCCTCCTAAAATAGATTCTGTAGAACAAAAATATTTATTTATGGATATAGATTTTACTAAAGGAGTACGATTCGGTGGTAATGAACGATACGAAGAAATGCCTATATTTACTTCTACAAATAAATATTATATATATCCTTTAGCTACATTTGGTTCTTCTGGAGGAAATCATATGTATAGCAAACAATTATTATCTTTATCTCAAAATGAGCCATATTTAAACTTAAATCAATCAGTAGTAGGTAGAGAAGGCTCAAGCTTTAAAACGTCTACAATAGCTAATAGAAGAGCTTATATCGGTAATGTAGCGTTGTATGATGGTAAAGAAAGAAAAGTTAAAGGAGACACAATTTTAAAATCAGATGTAAATAAATTTGATACATTTAGAGCAAACAATTTTATAGATGTTGAAATAAACGATGGTGATGAAATTGTAGCTTTAGAAACACTTAATAATCAATTGTTACAATTTAAAAAAAATACATTGTTTATTATAAATATTTCAAGAGATATAGAATTTTTAGAAGGTTCTTACGCATTTAGAGGATGTGAAAAAAATCATCACGTATATAAAGGAGAAGGTTTTATAACTTGGTTTAATAAATCTGGAATATTTTTATATGACGGTCAACAAGTAATAGATATTAATTTAAGTGAAACAGGACAACCTAGGCTCGCAGACTGGAGAAATTCTTATTATAGTGATAAATCAACTATTGGATACAATCCAGACAAAAAATGTATTTTAATATTTAATAGTGCAAGAGATAAAATTTTACAATACGATATTAAATCTCAATCTTGGTGTGAATATAAACCTCATGGATTTGATTTATTAGATATTAGTAATATTGTTTATACAAGAAGCGGTAAAATGTTATTTTTAGAAGAAAACTCTAACACTGTTAAAACTAAGCAATGGGATAGTAATACATTTGGTTTTAATGTAAGTGATGACATGATACTTGCAGAAACAAAAGAAATAACATTAGATAATCCAGATACAAAAAAAAATGTAAAAACTGTATACATAAATTATAAACAACCTAATACTTCACGTGTGCAATTAAAAATGAGAAAAGATGGTTCTATAACAAATTTAATTACGTTACCTGTAGCGAGTAGTTTTACTACAGCTAAAATTCCTATTAGTACAATACAAGGAGTTAAAAGTTTTAGTTTAATTGTAGCTGGTCATACTAGTGTAGGAAGTAACCCGAATGAAATAGATGACGAATTTGAAATAAATGATATGCAAATAGTGTATAGAGAGCTGGTAAAAAGATGATACTAAAAGGCATACAACAATTAAAAAGATTTCGTGAAGCACAACAACAATATAAAACACCAAGTGTAGAACAAAATTCTATTCCTAGTAATTCAGAAGGTAGTGTAGGTGATACAATATTAGTAAATACAGAAGGAAGTAAATTTTTGTATATAAAAGGACAAGGTGAGTGGCATAAAACACAATTAAATAAAAACATTGGAAACGCTACTGCAGGTTTAACTACTACAGCTGCAACAGGAGGTAGCACTATACCAGTTTCACCAACAGGTTCTATTGTTGCAGAAAGAACAGCAAATCAATTTATTAAACTTACTTGGACTTATGGTACTAGTACTGTAAGACATGAAATACGTAGGTCTAGCAGTCCAGGTGCATCTTTTGTAAATCCTGGTACAGAATTAACAGCTGCTGCAGGAACAACTTCTGGTAATTTTACAGACAATTTAACTTCTTTAGCAGTTGGAACATGGGTTTATCAAATAATATTTTATAATTCTGTTGAGGTAAATTTTATACAATATGTTAATGAAACTGTAATTGCAGGATATATTGCAAGAAGTTTAGGAAGTTTAGATGATGCTTCTAATGATGAGTTTCCATACAGTGAAAATCAATTATTAGAATGTGCAGAGTTTAGTGATATTTCTGGGCAATCAAATAGCTATGTTAATAATTCTGGATATTTTACAGATGATATTAATTTTAGTGTAAACAATTCTAAAATATATGGCAATGCTCAAGGTGCTGCTGTAAATTTTTACGGTTCTAGTGGAGATTTTGAAGGAAATAATTTACCTGATAATTATGCAAACGGTTGGTTTAGTCAAGACCACCCCGATGGTGATGTAAATGATGATGTTATTTTAAACATAGATGACGATGGTGATATTATTGGTAAATATTCTGCAAGACCTATTGCACCAGGTTTTAGTACTACAGCTACAAGTAATAGTGTTACAGTAAATTTATCGGGAGAAACTTATGTTACAAGATATTGGCAAGTACAATTAGACACGGTAAATACTTTTAACTCTGGTAATTTAGTAACAGCATATGTAACACCAAGTGTAAAGGGTAGTACGTCTTCGGCTAATGCATCTGGAAGTAATACATTTTCATCGTTAAGTGGTAATACTACATATTTTATAAGAGTAAGAGCACAGAACGGTACTAACACAGGTAGTCCATTAAGAAGCAGTGTTTACAGCAATATTCAACAACAAGCTACAAGCACATCTGCTGCTTGGTCTAACATACCAAATGATTTTACTTTAACTGCTTTTGGTTTTAATGGTTCAGATTTTTCTGATTTATTTCAAGTTACATTAAGTAGTGGAAATGGTAATACTAACATTACTTGCAGTCAAAGTGGTTTAAACGGAAATTTAACAGTTGCTATGAGTACAAGTGGAGACCCTGGAACTAATCTTTTAAATTATAATGCAAATAAAACTATTGTACATAGTGGAACTTTTACTAATCAAACCTACTATGTAAAATTTCATTACCAAAGAAATAAAAGTATAAATAACAACACAACACAAGATGTTACATTTACTAACAGTACAAATATAGACGAAAGTTTAGATATAACATGCGTAGCAAATCTTTAAGCATAAGGAGGAATAATGGCAAGTAGAGCAGATTTAATAATGTCGCAAGTTCGTGGGGAGCTTGCACAAATAAACAGAAATAAAAATTATACAGGTAACGTTATAGATGACGTGACTTCAGGTCTTTTAGGATTCCAAACTGGTTCTGAAATAATGGATGCATTTGGAAATGTAGTTGAAGGCGTACAAGAATTTCGTGACAATAAATATAAAAGACAATCAAATAGAACTGATAAAAGAGCTAGAAGAGTAGAAAAAAGACAAGAAAAAATAGATGCAAAAGAACAAAGATTAATAGATAGTATAGATTTAGATGACATTGATTTTGATGAATCATCAGCAGATAATGTTTATGAGTCTGATTTTTCTAATATGGATTCTCCTATGATAAAGCCAGATAGACCTATGGTTAAATCTATGTTTACAGAACAACCTGAAATAGAACCTGATATGATGTTAGATGAAGAAAAATTACCTACCTCTATTGAACAAATAGATGGAGCTACTGAATTGTTTTTGGGTATGACTTTAGATACTTTTATGTCTCCTATTGGTGGTATGACAAATGCAGCTTTCGCTGAATCTACTGGATATAATAATGCTAATGTAAATTTAAAAGATTTAAAAGAAACGTCTTATGATTTAGATGCTATTAAAGCAACTCAAACTGCAGCAGGAGTAACACGATTTTTTACAGGTGGAGATATGAAAGATGTTGCACCTAAGGTAGATGAAATAGCAGATGAAGCAATTAACAAATTAACAACAGGATAAGTTATGGAGCAAGATAAATTACAAAAAATACAAGAAGAATTAACAGCAGAAGAAGGTTTTGTTGATATGATTTATTTAGATACTTTAGATAAACCTACTGGTGGTACAGGTCATTTACTTACAAAGGAAGATTTATCTAAATATGATATAGGTACATACAAAGAAATGAATACACCTTCTGGTAAAAGAAAAGTAGCTTTAGATAAACAAGGTAACATAATTAAATTAACACAACAAACTACTGATGATTGGTTTAGAAAAGATGTTAGTACAGCTATGAATGCAGCATCTCAACAAGCAAAAGACCTTGGTATTGATAGTGAAGACTTTGAAGTAGCATTGACATCTGTTAACTATCAATTAGGTACAAGTTGGACGCAAAAATTTCCTTCTGCATATAAAGCATTACAAGAAGGAAAATATGAAGAAGCTATTAAACAAATAAATACCAATAATGAAGGTGGAGATTCTTCTTGGAAACAACAAACACCAAAACGTGTGGAAAATTTTGGTAATGCTATTATGGATTTAGGTAAACAAGAGTTTATGTCAGATAATGAAGCAATGTTAATTCAAGCAAAAAGAAACGCTTCTAAATTAGTAGCGAGACAATTTAACATACTAAATGTAATGCAAGATTTAGGACAAGTATTTGAACCATTTAAAAAGGAAGGAGAAAAATAATGGGAACAGCGTTATTAGCAGCAAATGCAGCAGTTTCAATAGGTACAGGAATTGCAGGTTTTTTTGGAAGTAGAAGAGAAAGAAGAGCTAAAAGAGCAAGAAAGAATGCAGCCAAAGATTTAATGAGTAATCAATTTACAGCTTTGCAAGGTGCAATGGGTGCAGAACGTGCTGATTTTGCAACGCAAAGAAAATTTATGGGTGAAGCTAGACAAATGGAACAAGCTAGTGCAATACAACAACAAAGTTTAGGAACGCAACAAATGCAAAGCCAAGTAGGTAGAACAGGATTAGCTGGTAGTGGTTCAGGTATGCAAACATTAGAACAAGGTAGAATGCAATTTTTACAACAACAAGAAGCAAGAGCATTACAGAGCAGAGAATCTGCATTTCAATTACAACAAAGAGAAGCATCTTCTATGAGGGATATACAATCAGCAGGATTTCAATTAGACCAGTATGGTTCTGAACTTGGAATCAAATCAAATTACGGACAATCTTTATTAGATATGTATGGAGGAATATAACATGAGTGAAACAATTAAAAGTTTAGCAAATTTATTATCAGCGGTAAAAGGGTTAAATGAAGATAGTAGAAATTTAGAACAATATGCTGCTAAAAAAATGATTGATATGAAATTAGAAAGCGAATTGTACGATAAAAAACGTGCTGATAAATTAATAGATGATACAGTTGGTAGTTACACTTTAGCAGAAACAGATGTATTGACTGGGCAAAATGCAGGTACATTACAAACTACTGGAGATACTAAAAGAACAATAAACAAAAAAGACGTAGGTACTTCAATTTTTGCAAGTATATTTAGTGGTGGAATATTAGGTGGTATGGGACTTAGCACTAGTACTATAGAAGGAAGAATTAAAAGACGTAGATTTGGTAAAAAACAAATAGATTCAGTAGGTACAGCTTTAAGTACTTATGGTAATGTTATAAATGAAGCTAGAAAAGCAGAAACAAACAACGTAGATATACAAAAAAATCCAGAAATAGTTCGACAGTTTAAAGTTTATAGAGATATATTAAATGAAGTAAATGTTAAAGATTTACCAGACAGTTATAAAGAAACATATATTGGTCAACAAAGTTTAATATCTACTTATTTAGGAGAATAGTTTGAATACACAGCTTCAATATTTAGAATCGTTATATAAATCTAAAAATATAACCGCAGATGATTTTGCAGTTAGAAGTGCTACTGCATATAGAGCAAATCCAGAAAGTTTTACTGAAACTGATATAGATTACATTGAAAAAATAGTAAAAAACTCAGGTGGAAATTTTAATCGTGATATGTTTACATCTGAAGGTAATTTAAAAAATGTATTAAATCAATTTACTAGTGGTGTTGTAGAAGGATTTACAACATTGGGTTGGGCAGCAGAAGCAGAAACCACTACAGAATCATTAGCTAATAAAGTAGGACATTTTTTAGGATTTGCTCCTGACATTGTAGCTAGTGTTTTATCTATGGGTGCAGCAGTACCAGGTATTGTAGCTAAAAGAGGTGGTGCTAAATTAGCTATAAAACGTGCAGTAGGAAGACCAACAAAAGATGCAGCAACTAAACGTGGTAAAATAGCAGACCAAATAGTAGCAGCTGAAGCAGCAGAAGAATCAATAAAATTAGGTGCAAGTGGTTTAGCATCTGGTATGGGTAAGCAGGCAGCTAAAATAGATATAGGTGGTTTTAGACCATTTGCTAAGTTTATAGCTGAAGAAGGTCAAGAAGAAGCTGTAAAACTTGCTTTAAAAGCAGGTAAAAAAGAAGTAAAAGATTTAAAAGGTTGGCAAATACGTTCAATACCTATGCGTGTTGCTGACATGGTTACTGATAATATTGAAAAAAGAATAGGTTCTTCAGGCTTACTATCATCTACTTTTATGAATAAAGGTTTGTTGAAAAATGAAACCTTTAGACAGCTAGCAAAAGAAGGAGTTCACCTTGGTGTTGCATTAGGTGCTAGTTCTGTTTGGAAAGGACCTAAAGCTATTGCAGAATCAACAATGCATGGAGCATTAGCAGGAGTTACATTTGGTGGTATAGGTCGTTTTGTTAATATATCTAGATTACTTTCTAATCCCTCTACAGCAAAAGCAGGTAGAGATGCAGTGCGTAAAGCTGCAGATAATTCTTTAACTAATGAAACAGTAGCAAATGCATTTGCACGTGGTGTATCTGGGTCAGCATTTCAAGGTGGTATGGCTACTTACAATCAATTACCATTGCCTGAACAAGTATATGAATATATGATGGGTTTTTTCTTTGGAGCAAATTCTAAATCACCACAAGAAGTTAAATTTAGAAAAATGATTAATGAAAACCCTATGGCTAATGGTAATGGAAACATTAACAGATATAAAAAACAAATAGAAAAAACAGAAACATACAAAGAAAATCCTGAAGTACAAGAAATGTTTGACACTCATGTTAATACTTTATATCAACAACAACAACAACGAGCACAAAGAATAGGTGCAAAATTAATTATAGATAGAGAGATAGTTACTATAGCTGAAGACAAAAAAATAGATATAGAAAAAGCTACGCCAAAACAATTAAAAGAATTATCAGAAGAAGCAACAAAATCAGATGCAGTCAAAGCATTAAAAAGTGATACAGCAGTAGATTTGTATATTAAAAAGTTTGAAACGCAAGAAGACTTTGCTAGAAAAACAAAAGAAAGAAAGGATGCAGTAGATACTGCAATTGTAAATGATTTTAAATCTAGATTGTTAGACGGTTTTGACCCTGAATACAACGAATATATTAAATCTGATAAAAACGATATTAATGATAGTGTTAGTATTAATACATCTTTAGATAGAATATATACTCAAATTGTTTCTGACCCAGTATACAAAGATTATTCTAAGCACGACACTAAAGTAAAGCTTATAGATGCTGTCTATAATAACATAGATAATTATCAAGGTTTTGAATCTAGCATACAAAGTGTTTATCCTAAAATAAATTTTAAAAATGAAATAGGTGAAAAGCCTTTGAAGTCTATGTTTTTACGTTTAAAAAATTACAAAGAATATAAAGAATTTGCATTTGATGTTAATGGAGAAATTGTAGAAATAGGAACTGGTAAGTTAGAAGTAGATAAAGAAGGTAAGAATTTAATAGAACGTACTTCAGAAAACTCTATAAACGTTAGGTACCAAAAAGATACACGTGTTGTTATAAGAAAAGCAGAAGACCCTAAAAATCCAGGTACTTATAAAGAACCTTTAGAGATATATAACACTAAACAATTAAATAAATTGTACGATAATTTGTTAGTAGATTATTCGGATTATTATATATACGGTGGTGCAAAAGATAAAGGTACTGTAATTTTACATAAAGTACCTAATGGTGTAAAAGAAAATTTAAATGTTCATGTAGCAGCTATGTTAGAAACTGGAATTAATCCTAAGTATTTAAAGACTGCTTTTGACCAACTTGAAATGTCATCTAATATGATTTATAAATTATTAGATAACGGAATTATAGAACGTCCTACATCTAATAAAAAAGATTTAATTAAAGCAATAAAAACTTTAAAAGAAGATATAGCTACAGGTAAAATTAATGGAGACGTATTAAAAGATAACAAGTATGATACATTACCACAAAGTGATGTTATTCCTATGGAAGCAAAAGATTTTGAAAAAATATTACCAGGTGGTATTTATGATTATTTAAATATGATTGCTGTCACAGATAAAAAATTAATTAAATATGGATTAAAACTAGAATCAGGTACTGATGGTGGTTTAATTATTAGAGAAGATGTGTTCAAAGTAATTACAGAAAAATTTGGATGGACTAAAGATTACGGATTTATGAAACCTGTAATTGTTGCTGCACCAAGAATGGGTAAGGGTGACATACGTAATAAAGTTGGTGGATTTAAACCAGAGTCTGCAGGATTAAATAAATTTATGATGGATAATAATATACACGTTATGTCTTATGGTAGTGGGTTAAAACAAAAAGGTAGATTAAATATTAATGAATTAATAGAAGGCAAAAATGATACTTGGTCATTAAAAGACGCTATAGATTTTGCTAAGATTAGACCTGAAGAATTTGGTGTTAACGAATCTGTAACTGATTATGTTTACAAACAACGTGTTGAAATAAATAGAGATAAAAAATTAAAATTATATAAACAATTTTTAGATAAAAATACATTACAAGATTTTGACCAGGTATATTTTGATGCAATACAAGAATTAAGAATTGAAAATATGAATGGTAATAAAAAACTTACTAGAGAATTTTTACAAAGCGATGATAATTATGTAAAGTTTAATATAGACAATATAGAAGTACAAGCATTGTTAGATGTAATTTCTTTAAATCCTACTACAAAAAAATCTAAAGAAATATTTAGTCAATTAAATAAACAAGTCAAAAAAGATGTACTTGAAATGGCTGATGTAGCTACTTTAGAAATGTCAGAACTAACTGATTTAGGTTTAACACCAGAGATATTACGTAAGACAGATTATGCATTTAATGTAATGGTAGAAAATAAAAACTTTACGTCAAATATGCTTGCAAGATATATTATAGGTAGAAGTAATCAAATAGGTGTAGAAAGTGGATTTAAAGCCTATTCAGGGCTTTATACGCCACGTTTAGAACGTATGAATGGGTTAAAAAATAACGAATTTATGTTAGGTGAAGGACATAAAAAAGACCCTATCAAAATAGGAGAGGAAGTCATGACTCTTGAAAAAGCGTTTGAAACTTTTAAAACTATTAAAAAATCTGATAGATTAAAATACGATTTATATAAAGACGCATTAACATATTTAGTAATGAGAACACCAAACAGTGGTAATGGAGGTGTAAGAGCATTACAATTTAAAGGATTTGTTGAACGTGGAGGATATAATTTCTTTGCATCTGAATTAAATGATATATATTTAGGTGGTATGGACAAAGATGGTGATACAGTTACGGGGTATCAATCATTGCCTTCTACTGTAAAAAGAGCATTTAAAAATCCTAAAATACAATACGAACTTCAAGATGGTAATGTTACTGCAACACCAAAAGATTTAAAAACAATGAAAGATAAATATAATAAAAATGGTCGCAGTATTGCAGAAAATATATTTGGTGTTATATTTCAAGATAAAACATTAACAAATAGTGACAAACTTTCTATGTTGTTAAGTAGTAAAGAAAGATTAAAAGCAGCAAAAGCAGCTATGGATGGTAAAAAAGCAGTAGGTACTATTGTTAATGCTACTACAGATTTTCAAATGTTATTTGATATTATTAGTAACAACGGTGGTAAGTTAGATATTGGTAATGGATATAGCATTAAAATTAAATTAAATGATTTTGGATATTTAAAAGATGTTAGTTACACAGGTATTAATATAGCTGTTGATAGTGCGGAGTTTATAAATATTAATAAACCTACTAAAAATGTACAAAAAATATTTGAAACTTTTTTTAAAGTAGAACGTAAAGTAGACCAAGTTGTAAAAGATGTAAGCAATTTAAAAACAAGTGAATGGTACAGTTTAACAAACAACAGAACAACTAATCTTTTTACATTCAAAGTATTTTCTAGAGCAATACAAAGTAAAAAAGATGTAACTGTAAATGCAGAACATAAAATATATAATAATAAAGTACAAAATGCTTCTTTACTTAAAGCTTCTAGAGACTTTATAAATCAATGGCAGCCTTTTATGAAACAAGGAGCTGAAACAAATTATTTTTTACAACAAGCTAAACTACTATCTGAATTAAATATGCCTACAGATTACCTTAGTTTTTCATTTACTAAACCTGAAAACATTGTAAAATATTTACAACGTACATATACTAACTTAGAAAAGAGTACAACTTTTAAAGAACTTAGATTATTAGATTTTTACAAAGACTTAGACATTAAAATATTAACAAATAATTTAACAGATGGTAAAAACATTAGAGGTACTGTTAATAATTTAGTAGGCGTAGATATGTTAACACGTAAGGGTGATGAAATAATTAGACTTTTAAGCAAGAATGGTATGGCTAAAGAAAATATTATGACTGATTTACAAAATATATTAGTAAGAACTTTTGAAATAAAGCAAGGAATCAACAGCAAACAAATATCTAGAGATATATTACAAGCTAAAAAAATTATATTTAATCAATTAGACAAAAAAATAACTAATAAAAAATTATTAAATCAAGTTAGAGAAGAAATGTTTGCTTTTTACGACTTTGCTTTATTAGCTCATCCTATTGTAAAAACTAAAGGTAACCCTAAAATAAATTATTTTGTTAAGAAAAAAAATAAAAACATACAGTTAACATTAAACGAAGGCATAAAAAGAATAGAAGAAATTAACGCTGAAATAAAGAAAAAATATCCTGACTACAATACAATGAAATATGATGCTTATATTACTAGAAGATTAGTTCAAGTAAGAAATATTAAAGAAGCTATTAATGAATTACAAAACAACCTTATGTTTGCTAACCCTGCTATTGATGGCGTTAATGCTAGAATATTTTTTAAAACTTTAGATGCAGTATACAATAAAACAAATGAAATTAACGCACCTGGAACTACTAAAGAAGCTGAAATACCAGTTACTCGTACTAAAAAAGTTAAAGTAAAGGATTTAGAAGAAGGAGTTAAACAAGAATTAGAAAAAGAAACAAAAGAAAAAGAAATAAAAATTATAGAAGAACCTTATACTAAAATTAAAGTTGATAAAGACACAGGTATTGCTAAGATTAATTTTGAACAAGCATATAAAGATAAAAATGTTACAGACTACGGTAAAGCAGTTTTACGTAGATTACAAAATTTCTTAGAAACATATAAAGGTTTTGGTTCTACTATTGATGCTCAGTTTGAATCTTTTACTACAGGAAGACCATTTCAAGGATTTCAATTAGGTAAAGAATTTAGCGATGCTACAGCTAAAGACATTAATAATTTTATGAACTATTACAATAAACTATTACAACCTGGTATTGTCAAAACTTTACTACAAAAGTCAATTAGAGTAAAAGATGGTCAATATGTTATAAAAGGTGCACCAAAATGGTTTGAACATTTTGCTACGACAACATTAAAAGACCAATTAAAATTTATTGAAAATGCACAAAAAGATAAAACCTTAGGTAGTGTAACTAATGTTGTTAAAGACAAAGATGGTAATATTAAATTTAAAAAAGGAACTATGCCTTATAGTACTTTAGAATTAAATACAGAATTAGCTTTATCTTTTCACCAACTTGAAAATGCTAAACAAAAAGATATTGAAGAACAAATAGAAAAAAGTTTACGTCTTATAAAACCAGAAGATAAAATTCAAGCAGATAATTACAATACAATATTTAAATATGTAATGTTATTAAGAGAAGGTAATCCAGGTAACAATGGAAAATTAAAATTTTACGATGGTATTAAAAACAAAGAACAACAAGAAAACATTCAAAAAAAGTTTGATGTTCTTAAAAAAGAAGTAGATAAAATGATTAAAAATAAAGTTACTTTTAACTTTCCCGATGTAAAAGGAAGTAAAGGTGAAAGAGTTCCTTCTAATGTTAAAGAAGTTATAGGAATGATTAACGAATCTTACACAAATATTATGACACAAGTTTTAAATGATGTCATTATGAGTAACAATACAATATTAAAAGATAAATTAATACGATTAAATAAAAAAATTAATGAATATAAAATACCACAAGGTGAAGAATTATCTAAACCAAAAGACAACGAAACTAATAAACAAATAGAATATGACATACAACAACTACAAAAATTGTTTTTAGATTCTAATGGATTACTTTCTGATAAAACAAAAATAGATTCTTTATATGCTGGATTAGGGGAAGTAATTACTAGCAATCCTTTAGAAGCATTAAAATTATTACCTTCTATTACTGATGTTAATTTTTTTAGATACTATCAAAGATTAAACGAACATTTGCAAAGAACTTTTGAAGGTCCTATCAAAATAAAAGGAAAACAAGTTAAATTAGATTTTAATAAAAAACTTTCTAAAGAAGAATATGCTATAGTAAAAGAAGAAATAAAAAGATATCAACGAAATAAACCTATGAGTAAAATGATTGGAATAGGTAGGTTTGTAAGTTCTAATGGTAAAGTAGAACATTACGTAGCACATACTGACCCATTTGGTACTAAATTTAGAAGAGAACAAAATAAAAAAGCTATAGATAAAAAAATAGAATTAGAATTAAAAGAAGTTAAAAACAATCCTGATAAATTAGCTGCTCAAGATTTAGAGTTTGCAGCTAGTGACAGAGGTACTGTAGCACAAAGAAAAGCATTAGAAAGATTTAAAATATTTTTATATAAAAAATACGAAGGTTATAACACCAAAGGCGTAAGTTTAGAAACTGACATAACTGAACTTGCTATTATTGAAGATTTTACATTACAAAAACCTATGGATAGTGCTAGATATAATGGAAATTTAAAAGGTAGAAGTGAAGAAATAAGTTTACCTGAATGGGATATAGGTATGAATCATGTTCAAAGATATGTTTCTTCTCAATACAGAAATTTAATTAACAGTAATTTATCTTTAAAATTATCTAATAACATAAAACGTTTTGTAGAAAAAAATCCTTTATCTACAGATAAAAATATAACAGAATCGTGGGCATATTTTATGATGGATGTAGCTAAAAATCAAATGGGTTATCCTTCTATTAGAAATTTTGATATTCATGGTATTTCTAAAAACGAATTTGCATTATTAAAAGATTATGCAAAAAATAAATTAGACAGAGGTTTTGTTAAAGGAATGAGAAAACAAAAAGATTTTCTTGATAGGGTTGATGCTCAAATTGGTCTTACAACATTCCAAAGAGGAGCTATACGTGGAGAAACTATTGCACTAAAAAGACAAGGTATAGAAGAATTATCACGTATAGAAGCAGCTAAAGAAATGGCTAATGAATTTAGAATGGAAAATTTAGCAGAACTAATGCAAGAAAAAAATATTAATAAAATAGGTAGATTTGGTAATGGATATCAAGTACTTACAGATGAGTCTGTTATAAACTTTACTGAAAAACTTGATGGAATATTTGGTGGTAAAATACTTAAAGATGCACCAACTGATAGAGCAGCAAGAGATATGTATATTGCTCGTATGGGTCAAAGATTAAATGATATAGAAGGAAAGTTTGAAATGATGTCATTACTATTTCATCCTAAAACTTTTTTAACTAACATATACGGTGGTGGTAGTAATACTATAACTGATGTAGGTTTAAAACCTTTTACAAATGCATTAAGTGACAATTGGTGGAATGAAAATGTTTGGGGTGAAACTACAACATATGAATTACTTGACTCCTCTACTGGTAAAAGAATTAAAAAAACAATTAGGAATAGAAAAGACTGGGAAGAATGGCAAGCGTACATTGGTACTTTTGAAGATATGTTAACTAATGAAGCTGCTAAAGACATACGTTTTCAAGTAGTTGGTATGTCAGAACCCTTAGTTAAAGCTGCTAAAGTTATATCTAAAGGTATAAGTAAGGGTGGATTACGTGATAGAGACTCAAAAGAATTTGATAATTATTCTGAATTAACAGTAAGAGAAACTTTTAAAGAGGTTGGTGCAGGTAAAGCTATTACAAGAGCTGGTGCTACATTCATGAGACAATCTGAATTTTTATTACGTAGTAGAACTTGGGATGCAGCATACATTAATTCCAGACAAATGTTAGGTGAGTTTGGTAAAAATTTACCTTTTGATAGTCCTATATTAATAGAGTTAGCTAACAGAACAGTTAAAGCATCACAGTTTATTTATCATGCTACTCAAAGACCAAACATAGCAAATACATCTCTTGGTAGAGTTATGACTCGTTTTCATCCTTATGCCTGGAATAGTATAGGTAGAAGAATACAAGTATATAGAGGAGCTAGATTTGAAGAATGGAATGGTGGCTATCAAACAAAAAGAGCACAAAGACAACTTACTGCTGATATGATGTCATTAGCATTAGCTAACATATTTGTAGCTAGTATATTTGATTACGCTTTATCACCACCTATGAACTGGATGCAAGATACATCTATGTTATTATTTGGTGATGAAGAAGAAAGAGAAAGAGCTTTCTTTAGTCAATACCCACACCCTGTATTATCACCATTAAGTATAGTTACACCACCTGTTGCACGTTTTGTATTAGCTCCAACTACTGCATTATTAAATGGTGATTTAGAAAATTTAACTAAATATCAATTAGCTACGTATTTTCCATTTGGTAGATTTGGTAGAGATGCTATGAGAACTTATAAAAGTCCTGCAATGTTTGGTGAATTTATGTTTGGTATACCTGTTCATACTATTCATGAACTTAGAAGGGACCAAATTGAGGATTCAGAAGAAGAAATGGATAATAACGAAACTGAATAGTTCTCTATAAACATAGCTGTGTTTATCCGATAGTTATGTCGAATAAATTTTTTTAATTGATTCTTACCCTATTCTCGTAGTCTTTTTTTTACTTATTTAGCTTGTTTAGATGAAAACGCAAAGTTTGTAACGCTTTATCTATATTTATTGTACCATCAGGTAAATAATCAATATTATATAAATAAAAAGTTCCATATTTATTATTAAATGTTTGAACTTGTCCTTGTTCATTTATATTTACTTCAACTTCTTTCAAATCATTCTCCTTTTTATTCCCCCCTTTTGTTAATATATCATATACATCAGTGCCAACCAAGTGTATTTGCCTTAAAGGGTTAGGTGGGTTTTCACCACTTGCTTCCTTTTAAAGCATGTTGATTTATAGGGGGGAATAATCTATTTATCTAATTAAACATTTCATGTATCTTTTCTAACATATTTTTAATAATCTTATGTTCTCCCTCAGATACCCAGGGTGCTTTTTTGAAATTAAGTAATGCTGACCTTAATATCAATAACTCTTCTTTGTTGAATTTAGTCATCACAACACTCACAATTCCCTACTCTAGGTTGAAAACTATCATGTGAATCTTCTGATGCTCTAAATATTTCATCATCTGACTTACCAGCATTTTCAAATTTATAAAGTATATCTACTAATGTATCTACGTCTATATTTTTTACTATACGTTTTACTGATACAAGCTGCGATATTCCTTTCATTAATTCTGCAATTTCTTTACTTGTCAAGCTTGCTTGTGCCATCTTTAATCTCCTTCATCATTTTTATCCATCTTTTTAGTGGCATTATTATTAATGCTTCTTTTCTATCCATTCTAGTAACAACACAATCTACATCATCTCCATGAAAATCTGGGTATAACCATTGTGCTACTTTTTTCTTTCTTTTTGCTTGTATGGTAACATCTTCTACAAGAACATCAACAACTTCACTAAACCCTAGTGACCTTCCATCAGAAGCATAGGCTCTCTTTGCTGAGAGCCCTGCTTCTTTAGACTTGTTGACGATTTCTCGTTCAAGTGTATTACCACGTATCTTATTTGGATGTGTCATTTATTCCACAACCTTAATGTAAAGACAAGCTCTATTGGTCCGATACCAAAGTTAAAAGAAAAATGTTCTCCTTTAACTTTTTGATATGAAACACCTATTACAATAATATACAAAAGTATAAGTTCTTGAAGAATTATACTTTCTTTATTTACTGTTCTTATATTTATCATCTTTAACTCCAATCGACTTGTTTAAAAGTCATAGTTTCATAGTCAAATGCAGCTGTCATTTCAAAGCGACCTTCATCTCGTGATTTCTCACTACATATGATTCTTGCTCTTTCATCACGTTTACCTTTAACCATTAAAACTTTATCTGCTTTTTGTACAATATTAGTACTACCCTTCAATGAATGCAAAGATATGGTATTGCCTGCTGCAGATACTTTGTTTACGTGGTGCACAGCAAACACAATTATATTGTGCTTTTGTGCCATTTCTTTTAATGCACCTATGACCATATTTTGTCTTTGAATTTCACCATCAAATCTATCTACGTGTACCTCATCAGTAGTATCTACTACTAATATGTTAGGTTCATGTATAGCAACAACTTTACGTATTGCTTCTATTTCTGGTGCTACTGTCATTAACTTAATATGTCCTAGCTTATCTTCAAACGATGTATCTGGGTCTGCTTTAAATTTATCGTATACCCATTTCTCATTTTGATTTGTTGCAATTTGTATGAATCGTCTGAATGTTAAGTGTTCATGCATTTCTAAAGATAGAAAAAGCGTTTGCTTATCTACTTTAGTTACAATGTTTTGAACAAATGCTGATTTACCCATACCTGTATCGCCAGAGAACACTACTAGTTCTCCTGGCTTTATAATATAATCAGGTGTATTCCATATATCAGCTAAATTAACAGACATCTTAGTCATATCATTTGCAATGTATGCTTTAAATGCATCTTGTAATTCGTTTACATCTCTAATCTCCAAGGTATAGTCTTTTCGTTTAAAGTGTATACATTTAGGGTCACAATATTCTGCCATAATTACATCTTGACATCCATATTGGTAGTTCCCATCGTAAATATTACTCGTACTTCTTATTATTTCTTCATCATCTAAACTGCCACTACCCCATTGAAGCATACCATTTAAGGCAACTACATAAGGAATACCAGCACGTTTATAACTACTAGCCATACGCATCAACTTCATATTACGTGAACCTTTAGTAGGTCCTTCATTAAATACGTGTTGCATACAAGTTACTACTGATGTAGTATCTGTCTGCCTATAGTTAGAGTTAGTTACTGCTTCTGATGTAGATACAATAAGATGTTGTAAGTAAGGTTCTACTTCACTATCCTTATTTAATGTATCATACCAATTATTTTCTACCCATTTATCTTCATAAACAGATTTACTTTTAGCCATTTCACATACGTTATCATAAGTTAAATTCCATATTAAATCATAAGGAATAAAAACCTTATATAATTTAGTTTTTGTATTTAAACTCCAAGGTGCTCTAATGATACGTGTTTTATCAAAGATACTATCTGCAAATGATAGATGTTCTTTCATAGTGAGTTTTACTTTTTCGTGTAAAACTCTACTAGGTTGAAAGCCAAATACATTTAATAGTTCTATATGATATCCAGTACCACTAAACCATATGTTAATGTGTGATTTATCTATACCTAGTTCATCTATTTCTTTTAGACATTCTAGTAGATAAGGTTGAAATTGGTTATCAGGAATGCTTCCTTTATCAATATCTAATATTATTTTATCAATATAGGTAAGACCATCAAATCCTTTAACACCCTTATTTTGTTCTACGTAATCTTTTAAAGTTTCATCAAATGCATAATAACTTTTATACATTTCTCCACTCCAAGCATTACTACGAACTATGGTGTTATATTCTTCAATGGTCCCAATTTGATTTCTGTTAGATACACTACCTCGAATAATTTCGACTATAGCTTCTCTATTTTCCATCCTTTTACCCTCTTATCACTTTCTTTAAATTCTACAAGTCTTATTCCAGC